ACCGGGCTGACAGATCCCAATGCTGTGGTTGAAAAGTTCATACCATTTCTCATTAAAAAAATTGACTGGAGTGTGAGCTCAAAACTGGTCACTTATGAGTTTGACTGCGCACCCGTTGGTCAAATGGTTGCTGGCGGCACCCGTCGCGGCACTGTGCCTTATGACACACAGTTTACAGCATCGTCAGTGAGTGCGTTGCTGGGCAATGGTTTGCAATACACATCCGGCACAGCACCCAACGCCAGTCCAGGAAACTCCACAACCACAGGTGGTGCATTTTCTCGGCCAGACTTTTCTCCACAGGCTGTTTCTGGATCAACAGCGCAGCCACCTCCGCCCAAGGCATCTGCGGCACCCAGTGGCAAGCTGGTGATCAAACAAGGACTCATGGGAGCAATGAATGCATATCAGCAAGAGTTGGTAAAAAAAGGCATTTATGATGTGGCAGACACTTATGCCATTGAGTTTGCTGGTGGCATTGGCGATGCTACACTGAGATTGCCTGGCAGAATTAACCAGGCAGACGATGGTCCCATGGGACCTCCAGATCCAAATCAAGCACTTGATCCAGCAAAAAACCCTGTGGACATCTCAAATCGCAACTTCAGTGTCACTGCTGGCATGCAGTTGGTGCAGGCCATTGACCTTGTGATCAGAAACAGCAGTTACATACTGGATCAGCAGTTGACAGTGATAGATGCCAAGACTCAAATTGAAACTCCCAATCCCAAAAGAGACCTTACAAAGCCCATGAAATGGTATGAAATCAGTTTTGAAGCAACGCAAAACAAAAAATATGATCCCAAACGTCGAGACTATGCCTATGACATTTTGTTCATTGTGACTCCTTATTTTTTGCAAAACTTTGAATCTAGATATTTCCCACTCACAAGATTCCGTGGCGTGCATAAATCATATCCCTATTGGTTCACTGGTGCCAATACCGCAGTGCTGGATTTCACTGCCAACTTCAACAGTCTTTACAACCTAACAGTAACTGGCACCAATGCGCAAGACAGTGTGGCAGCACGTCAAAGAGAATTGTTCACTGCCAGCATGCGAGAAATACCCAAGTATACTTACTTGGCTGCCAGCTCCGAAAGTAGAGCAGGCGAAGACGGTCGTGCGCTGGAGGTGCAGGCCAATGCTGCCGAATATCTCTATAGTCCTGGTGACATGGGCACTACCAAAATGCGTATCATAGGAGATCCAAGTTGGATTCAACAAGGTAGTATATCCGGTGGCGTCAATGCCAAAGAATTCAGTTTTTCACCGTTTTTTCCTGATGGTACCATAAATTTTGATTCTGAACAAGTAATGTTTGAAATTTCATGGCAACGTCCCAACGACTATAATATAACCACCGGGCTGGCAGACCCTTATGCCGGGGGAAACAACAAAGATCGACTGCCAATACAAAGTACAGTTTACCAGGCCACGCGAGTGGTCAGTGAGTTCAGACAAGGCAAATTTGAACAGACCATTGAAGGCTCATTGTTTTTCTTTCCCAAACCCGATGGCACTAACACTGTGGGCAAGTCCACTGGGCAAACCACTGCGCAGACCACAAGTAGTGGTAATGACAATGCCACAGATGTGGCAAATCTGTCTAGGTCAAACGCACAGACGCCCACAGCAGCACAAAACTTTGTAGCCACCACCAATAACAATATAGTCAGCAAAGTGACCAATGGAGCAGCGTTGTCCTCTACTGGCACTATACCAGCCACTGCTCCTCCACCCACCAACATTGTGGCTGTTGCCACACCACCAGCGGCTGTGAACAGCAATAGCACAGTTGGTCCATCATCATATCCGCGGGCATCCACTGGATCTGGAGTGGTTCCAATCAAGACCACACAATCAGCGCCACAACCGTTGAATGTCAACCCGTTTGCCACAGCGGGTCGCACACAAACCATAGTAAGAGAAAGTTAAGGAGCAATTTTGTCAGAAGAAATACAACGCAGCAGAGGTCGCCCGCAAAATTACAAACTGGATCGTGGCGGTGTACCCTCAGAATTTGGACCATTTGTAGGCATTGTGATGAACAATGTGGATCCCACACGGGCAGGACGGCTACAGGTATACATTGAAACGTTCAGTGGTGGTGACATGAACGACAGCACCAAATGGACCACTGTGCGGTATTTGCCAGGATTTTATGGCTACACACCTGCAGGCAAAAATGCAGACAACAATATTGGCCAATACACTCAAAATCAAAACGCCTATGGCATGTGGTTTACTCCTCCTGACATTGGCATCACAGTGTTGTGTGTGTTTGCCAATGGAGACCGTCAGCTGGGTTATTACATTGGTGTGGTACCTGACACTGGGCTGGGACACATGGTACCAGCTGTGGGCAGCAGTGCCAACTATGTCGCCACCAACAAAAATCAAGAAACGTATTTTGCTGACGATGAGTATTTGCCAGTCACAGAAATCAACGTCAACAACGAAGCCATAGTTAATAATGGTAGATTTTTTAATCAGCCCAAGCCAGTACACAGTGTGGCCGCTCAGGCATTCTTTCAGCAAGGGCTCAATAGAGATATTGAACGCGGGCCCATAAGATCAACCAGTCAACGAGAAACTCCCAGCAAAGTTTTTGGTATTTCAACTCCAGGAATACCAGTGTACAATGGCGGCATGTCTCCGCAGGACATCAGCCAAAAAATTCAAAATAATGAAATCAGACCTGATCAAGCTGAAGTCATAGGTCGCATGGGTGGTCATACTCTTGTGATGGATGACGGTGACATCAATGGGCAAAATGCCTTGTTTAGACTGCGCACACCAAAAGGTCATCAGATCACCATGAATGACTCAGGCAACTTTTTTTACATAACACATGCTAACGGGCAAACATGGTTGGAGTTTGGTGCCGAAGGCACAGTGGATGTGTTCAGTACCAACTCTATCAACATGCGCACTCAAGGCGATATAAACTTTCATGCTGATCGTGACATCAACATGTATGCTGGCGGCAACATACAAGTCAAAACTGCCAATGCTATGACAGTAGAGGCCATGACTGATTTAAATATTTCTGCACAGCGAGATTTTAAAATCTTCAGTAAAAATACAATTGGTGTCAAGGCCGATGGTTCTTTAGTATTGAACAGCGCCAGTGGTTCATGGAATGGTGGCGATGCATTGTTGTTCACAGCCGGCGGAATAGATCTTAATGGTCCTGCAGCAGCCACAGTCACAGCACCAATTCCCATAGCCAAGATCATGCTGGATGACACTGAGTTTGACACTGCCAAGGGCTGGCAAGTCAAAGATGTTGCCTTGGAAACCATTGTACCCAGAGCACCCACACATGAACCTTACCCTTATCACAATCTAGGAGTAGACGTCAAAGTCAAACTGGAACCAGGCAAACCCAACCCGCCACCAGGTGCACCGGCTGTGCCAGCAGGAGTGGTGATCAAAGCACTATGAGCACATTCACTTTTGATCTCAGCAGTCTGCAGGCATCAGGGACTTCGTTTGAACGAGGATTGCGTGCCAACACGCCTGATGACAAACTCACTTATTCAGGCAATGATCCCATAGTATGGGATGGCGTGAACAATGAACGACTGCGCCGAGGACTCAGTCCACTGCCCAATCCCAGACCTGTGGATGACGGCAGAACAGTCAACACCGGTCGCGGCGGCACACAATCCACAACCCCAGCCCGAGACGCCACTCCTGAAGAGCGGGCCGAAGGTGAAAGGTTGGCTCGAAAGTTTGGATTAATCAGCAATCCAGACCAAACATCAAGTACTTTTGAAGTAAGTGGGCCACCAAACATGACTCGTGAACAGGCATTTGCTATTTTTCAAAAGCAAGCATCTGCTGGTGGACTCACGGGATTTCAATCAGGCGACATACTCAGTGCGCAAACACAGGCCGCTGACGGTCTAGAGGCTGCTAGAGCTGAGTTGACACAAGGATTTGCAGGATTTCCTGGCACAGATCAAGGAGCACAAAATCAGTTGGTGAGCATTGCACAAAGTGCCAAACAGTCACTGGCTGCGGGCAACACAGGCAATTTGCAAAGTCGAATCACCAATGGCGGTACTTTACTGCAACAGACTTCGGCCAAAATTGGTGGGCTGTTTGGCGTGCCAGTGACCAATGGTATTGATGTTGCGAACTTTGCCAAAACAGCCACGGCAGTCATGCCCATGTCCGGTCTCAGCACCACTGATGTTCGTGCCACCATGGCGTCAGTTGGTGCAGCCACCGGACAAAATTTTGATCAAATAACCAATGCCGTGGGAGTGGGTAAGTTTGGATTCAACGCCCCACAACTAGAAACAGCAGGACTGTTAAAACCAGGTACCGCCAGTACATTTCTCAATCAAGGATCCAATGATTTAACATCGGTGTTGAAAAGTCCTGCTGTGTGGACCGGTGCAGGCGGTATCACCGGTCTTGACAGTTTTTTAAGTAATCCTGCGGCACAGAATTTGACACAGCAAAATTTGATGAGTTCAGGTTTGGCCACAGCCAGTTCACTGGGTGTCCCGCTCAATGGACTCAATGCCAAGGAACTCGGCGGAATATCCTCGGTGTTTGCCAAAGATTCAGCAGCCGGAGCTGACTGGATCAAAGGACAATTATCACCAGACAAACAAGCTGATTTTGATACCAAGTTCAAAGAAGCACAATTTGCTGTTGGCACAGCAGAACAAAAACTCAATGATGCTGTACTACAACAAGCACCACCAGGAGAAGCCACCAACACAGTTGATCGAACCACAGTTGATGCCGCTGCTACCAGAGTTGTGGGCAACAACAAAGTTCCCAATACCAATTACGGCAACGAAAAAGCTGATCAAACTTTGATAGATGAGAACAAGGCTTTGAGAAAAGAAATAGGTGCATTGATCACAAGAATAATAGATGTCAATGCTCAAAATGTCACCGCTGCAACAGCAGAAGCAGCGATTGCACAAATGACAGCCATACGCAATAGTTTAGAAACTGTGAGAGAAAAAGCAATATCACTTCGGACTAGGACCTTGAATGCCAACCCGTATAGTGAAAGCCTCTATCAAAAACTCAACGAAGAACTTGCAGATATAGTAGCTGCTATTAACAATATCAATGATTATATTAGAATCTATAGGCAGTTGAAATAACACCCCAGTAAAAACAACGTGAAAATTACACTATAAATATCAACATGACCACATTCATTGGATTCAACACTATCAATCAAAACAAAAAGTTCACACTCACTGACTTTGAGTTGATTCAGCGTGATCTCCTGAATGCTTTCAACATTCGCCAAGGTGAACTGCCGGGCCGCCCAGGATATGGCACCACAATTTACAGTTTTTTGTTTGAAAATCAAGTGGAACAACTGCAAGAAGAGTTGCGAGCCGAAATACAACGTGTGGCAGCTGGTGACCCCAGACTCACCATCAATGACATACAGGTGTTCCCTCAAGAAAATGGCATATTGATACAACTTCAAATTACAATTATCAACACCACCAACGCCGAAATACTCAGTATATTCTTTGACGAAACTACTCGCAATGCCAGTTACGTATAACTGCGCCGTTTTTATTATTAATAAATAAAGCACGGACGAGACAAAAATGGCAACAACCACAAGACAGACAGCAATATTTGGTGTAGAGGATTGGAAACAAATCTACCAAACTTACCGCGAAGCCGACTTTCAAAGTTACGACTTTGAAACTCTTCGTAAAAGTTTCATCGACTATCTGCGTTTGTACTATCCTGAAACATTCAATGATTACATTGAATCCAGTGAATTTATTGCCTTGCTGGACGTCATGGCGTTCATGGGACAGGCACTGGCATTCCGTACTGATTTAAACACCAGAGAAAACTACATTGACACTGCTGAACGCAGAGACTCAGTGGTGCGACTGGCCAATCTGGTCAGCTACACTGCCAAACGCAACACCGCAGCTGAAGGTTTCCTCAAAGTATTCAACGTTACCACAACTGAAAATGTGGTGGACTACAATGGCGTAAATCTCAGCAATGTCACTGTAAACTGGGCTGATCCTACCAACCCTGACTGGCAAGAACAATTCACTGCCATTATAAATTCTGCTCTAGTTGACAGTCAAAAAGTAGGACGTCCCGGCAATAGACAAACTATCCTAGGAGTGCGTACCGACGAATATGGCATCAACTTAGTGCCTGGTTTTTTGCCTGTTATTCCTTATACTGCCACAGTTGATGGCATCAACATGCCATTTGAAGCCACAACTTCTACATCAGTAGGGCGAGACTACGTGTATGAACCAGCACCACAGCCCAATACAGTGTTCAATGTTTTGTTTAGAAATGATCAATTAGGATTCCAAAGTTCCAACACAGGATACTTTTTTTTGTTCAAACAAGGTATTTTACAAAATCAAGACTTTAATTTAGCAGAACGCATTGCTAATCGCACAGTGGATATCAATGTTGAAGGTGTCAACAACATGGATCGCTGGTTGTTTCAACTGGACAATCTAGGAAACATCAGTCGCGAATGGCAGTATGTGGAAAATGTATACACCGCGGCAGCACAACGCAACAATGTGTTGCAACCTATCTACAGTGTTACCAGTAGAGCCAATGACCAAATAACCATGATTTTTGGCGATGGTGTGTTTAGTGAAATTCCAGTGGGCATATTCCGTGCCTATGTACGTGCTTCAAACGGATTACAGTACATTATCAATCCTGAAGAAATGCAAAACGTTGTGCTGCCCATCAGTTACACTGACCGCAACGGCAACCTGCAGACCATAACATTTACCTGCGGCATCACACGTCCTGTGAGCAACAGTCAGGCACGTGAACCCATTGGCGAAATCAAACAACGTGCTCCTGCACGTTACTACACACAGAACCGCATGGTTAACGGGGAAGATTATAACTTGTTCCCTTATACACAGTACAACTCAATTATCAAAAGCAAGGCTTTGAATCGTGCAAGTATTGGAACCAGTCGCTATCTTGACTTAGTAGACAACACTGGCAAGTATAGTTCAACCAACACTTTTAGCAGTGACGGTGCCTTGTGGCGTCAAAACATATTGCCAACCATATTGTTTTCCTATGACAATCGCAATGACATTGCTGATGTTATAACCAATCAAGTACAACCTGCCTTGATTGGGCCCACGGCCAAACAGTTTTACTACGAAAACTTTCCAAGAGTGACCAGCACCACAGTGCCACTCAGTGTGACATGGTTGGCTGGATACACTTGGAATCAAAGCACCACCATGGCCAATGAAACCACTGGCTATTTCAGAAACACCACAACCAGTGCTATCTGGCCCAGTGGCACACCCATACCTGTGGGTGAATCAACCACCACAATGTTCAAGTATGTTATTCCAGGAGCACTGATCAAATTTGTGCCACCCACTGGTTACTACTTTGATCGTAACAACAGACTGGTACTGGGCTCGCCCACTCGCGCAGATGAACGTGTTGAAATTTGGGCCAGCCCTCAACTCATTGTGGGTGATGGTTACAACGGTGGCCTGGGCAACTTGACTTCAGGTGCTGGTCCTGTGACAATCAACAACTTTGTGCCCACTGGCGCCATTGTAGACACCATCATTCCACTGTTTGTGACAGATCTGCCCACTGCTGTGGAACAGGCCATGACCGAACAGATCTTGTTGAATCGCAATTTTGGCTTGGGTTATGACAGCAACGGTGACATCACTGGCACACCTTATACCTGGTACATCATAACCAGTACCAATCTCAAAGTTTATGAAAGCAATGGCACCACAGTGGCAGCGTGGAGTCAGCAGTATGCTGATCAAAATGCACCTGGTCTAGATTCATCTTGGATGATATCATTTGTAGTGCAGAATCAAAACTACACCATTACATTCCGTGGACTTGCTTACAACTTTGGTTCAGTGTTGCAAACACGTTTCTTCTTCTATGAAGATCAATTGATATATGACAGTCGCACAGGCACCATCATCAAAGATTTTGTCAACATCTTGGCAGTGAACACACAGCCCAACTCAACAGAATCCTTGCCAGGCGACATTTACACCACCATCATTGGACAACCTGTGGAAAGTGACGGCTATGTTGATGACTTCCAAGTGTTGGTCAGTTACCGTGACGCAGACAATGACGGTGTGCCCGACAACCCAGATTTCTTTGATGAAGTTGTGGGACCGGCTACCACAGCAGGACCTTATGTGTTCTTGCAACTGACAGTAGACTTTGACAACCTACAACGTTACTTGTTGGTTGAACAAGGTGTTGTAATCTATGATTATGGAACACTGGACGAAATTGAACTGGCTAAAACTGAGTGGACTCCTGGACAGGTGTTTTACGCCTACGAGGAAGATGCTTTCTATCAACTCAGTATTTCAGTCACAGGTGTGCGAACCATTGTGGCAGTATCAGGATGGATAGCCCGAACTGGCAGACAAAGTTTGTATTTCCAGTACCGCCACAACAGTCCACTCACCAACAGAATTGACCCAGGCACCACCAACATCATTGACCTGTATGTGGTCACGCTGAGTTATTACACTGCCTATCAGAACTGGCTGCGTGACACCACAGGCACTGTGATTGAACCAGACATGCCCACCATTGATACACTCACCACCGAATATCAAAACTTGCAAGACTACAAAATGATTTCAGACAACATAGTAATCAATTCAGTGGTGTTCAAGCCCTTGTTTGGGCCCAAAGCCGCACAACAGTTGCGAGCCACAATCAAAGTCATTCGTGCGCAGAACTCAACAGCCAGTACCAGCGAAATAAAAAGTGCTGTGCTTGCAGAAATGAATGCGTATTTCAGCATAGACAAATGGAATTTTGGCGACACGTTTTATTTCTCTGAACTGGCAGCATATCTACACAGACAACTGGGTAGTATAATTAGTTCCGTGGTGTTGGTACCCTTGGACCAGCAAAAGAGTTTTGGCGATCTGTATGAAATTCGCAGCCAACCCAATGAAATTTTTGCCAATGGTGCTGTTATCGACAACATAGATGTAATTGAAGCATTGACCAGTACTAACCTACGTACTGCACCAGGCAGCGGAGTAATTTAATGGCACGTACAAGATCAGTTGATTTTCTTCCACAAATATTTCAAACTCCAGTCAACAAACAATTCTTGGCGGCTACACTGGACCAAATGGTTCAAGAGCCCAAGTTTAAAAAGACACAGGGCTTTATTGGGCGCACTGTGGGACCTGGGGTCAATCCTAACGACCGGTACGTAGTGGAACTGGACAAAACACGTCAGGATTATCAATTGGAACCAGGGGTTGTCAGTCTAGAACCTGACACCGATAAAATCAAAAATGTCATCACTTATCCAGGTATCAATGATGCTATTGGATTTCAAGGTGGTGATCAAAACAGGCCAGACCAACTGTACAACAGCGAATACTATGTCTGGGATCCGTTTGTTGACTATGATAGTTTTGTTAACTTCAGTCAGTACTATTGGATACCTGAGGGCCCTCAAGCAGTAGATGTGGCCGCTGCCGGTTTGCCCACATCAGCCAACTTTGCAGTTACCAGAGAGAATGGCGTGTACACTTTCTCAGGGCTGTCGGGAGACAACCCTGTTGTCAATCTAGTGCGTGGCGGCAATTACACATTTCAAGTTGCCCAAAACACCAAAGAAACTGTAAACTATCGTGTGACCAACAATGGGATTACATCATACGTTATAGATCAACAGTCTAATCCTACGTTGACCTTGGCTCGAGGCAATACCTATGTGTTCAACATCACACTCAATGGCGTGTATCCTTTTTGGATAAAAACAGCACAGACGCTAGGTACAGGCAACGCTTACAACACCGGTGTACTCAGGAACGGCAGCAGTTTTGGATTAGTAACTTTCACTGTGCCACAAGACGCTCCAGACACACTTTTTTATGTAAGTGAAAATCAGATCAATCTGCGTGGTACAATAAACATTATTGATGGTACTCCCGGAACTGGTCCAGGATTTTGGATTCAAACCTCACCGGGAATAGCTGGTGTAGTTCCTTCTACGCCCAACATCAGTAGTCGCGATGTGTCAGGTGTGACTAATAATGGTGATGATCTTGGCATAGTCACATTCAATGTACCACAGAAAACATCGCAACAATTTTACTATGATCTTGTGGATGTAGGGCCCATTGATCTTTTGACTACATTGCAATTTGATCAAATTAACAATCAACCATTGCAACAGTTCATAGCAACCTACGGTGGCATTGACGGTATCACATATCTAGAGACCAGAACTTTGGTGTTTACCAATCCCATATTAGATGCCGAAGATGGTGGTTGGCTACAGACTACATTATTTGATCCTTTGCCTAGATCGGACGCATTTAATGGTCAGATTGGCAGCTACGATTCAGAACTTTTTGATCAGGCCACGGTAGTCCCACTAGCTGACAGATATCAAGTGTGGCAGATTAACATAGTAAATGAAGAAGGTGTG